CTCGCGCACCTGCACCGCGCGCCTCGCGTCCATCACCATGCGGCACTCGACCGCAGCCTTCTTTCTCTCTGCGCGTTGCCTGCGCGTTTCGCGCAGCCACGCCGACAGTCTTTCGTACATCTCTTTCATTTTTGCCTCCTTAACTTAACAATGTGATTTCAAACAACACCTTTATCCCGCACGAGCTGGCCACGTCAAGCTCCAGCTTCGCGCCTTTGCTCAGTTCCCAGCCCTTCAGCATGTAGATGTAGCCGCAGCCGAGCAGCAGGGCGATGTCCGCCCTCATGTGCTCACGCCAGTGCGCCTCTTCCGGCAAGCCGTTCTTGAACGGGTTGACAGGCTCGAAGCCCATCCGGCGCAGCAGCTTCTCTGCGCCGGCGAACGCCGTCTTGCGCTCGCTGATGTCATGGTGCGCTATGGCACCGCTGATATACACTCTCTTATTCATGTCCTCCTTGTTTTCGGTTCTCCAAATGCCTCCTGTAACGTTCGGGCACCACCACCGCGTAGTTGCACAGGCGGCAACAGCGCCCCTCTTCCTTCACCGGGTAAGGATTGTAACCGTACCCGGTGGACCTCATGCCGCAGATGCAGCAAGTCGTCTCATTGTTGTTCTTTTCCATCATTTCAAGTCCTTTATGTTGACCTTGCACGACGGGTGCCATTGCCGTATGCGGCTGGCGAATATCACGTCGCGTGTCTCTATCACTATGTGCCCCTTGGTCTTCGCCTTGCGCAACCGTAGGTCGCTCTCTACGCCGCGTTCCGCCCAGTCCTCAACCACAGCCGCCGCCTCGTCCTTTGCCAGCAGCAGCTGGTACAGTTTATTCTCCCATTCCATCTTCACGTATCTTGTCGTCCGTCAATGCCTTGGACGCCCCCTCTTCCCATATCACGTATGGCTCGCCGGGGCGTTCCATGAAACGGCTCTTGCACCAGGCTTTGAAACAGCTCACCATAATTTTCACGTCCGCGTCGTATTCCACTTTCTTAGCAGTCCTGCCAGCCGGGTGCATTCCCTCGGCATGGCTGATGAAGATGAACAGCTTTTTGGGGTGGCGCTCCTTGAACTCCTTGTATTCCGGGTAGCTCAAGCCGCTGTACTGGAAACTGTCTATTATCACCACGCCGGGGCTGCCCCTGCGCTTCAGCCGCTCCTCCAGCTGCCCCATCGACTCGCGGTCGAGTATAATCAGGCGTTTTTTCACCTCGCCCATCTTGTGACGCTTCAGGGAGAGCTGGAAGGACAGACCGGTGCTTTCCTCAAGGCTGTCGTATATCACCTTGCCGAACGTGCAGAGATACTTGGCCAACTGCATTACAAAGGAGCTTTTGCCGTTGCCGCTCGCGCCCCAGACTATCCAGACCCCGCTCCGGGCCGGCCGCCCGATGGAGGCCAGCCACGGGCCGGTAAATTCATATCGGGGTATCTTCATGTTCAGCACCTCTTTGGGGCTGTACGCTCGTTTCAGTCTCATGGTTTTGCCCCTTTCTTAAGCTCGGCGACAAGGGCATCCGCAGCGGCCACGGCCTTTTCCGCCATGTACTCGTCGGTCAACACGCTGTCCGCCCAGCTTCTGGAGAACACCTCCTTGGCAATCTCGTACCGCCGCCGCTCCCAGTCCGGCTCGTTCATCCTTTTCAATTCACGGTGTATGCCGATGACGGCATTCATCGCGTCCATCTCAATCTTTGTCTTCATGCCTGCGCCCTCCTCATTTTCTCTATTTCCGTATATACCCTGCGCAGGCCTCCGCCCGTGGCGTTCACTATCCGGGCGATGTCCGAGCCTTCCGGCGCGTTCACCTTGGCCACGATGGCGGCCTGAGCCTTCAGGAACTTCTCGCGCTCTTTCGCGTCGTCGGGCGTCACCTTGCTGTACGTGTCGCCGTAACGGCTCAACATCTCGGTATAACCTACCTTCTTGCCCTCGATGGCGCGGTTGATTTTTTCTTTCAGGCCGTCGGCCCCCATCATATACCAGGCGCAGCAGCGTTCTGTGGCGTTCCACAGAGCCTTCAGCTCGAGGAAGGCTTCATATTGCAAATCTCCCGCCTCGTCCAGTACTACAAGCGGAGTGTCTATCGTGCGCAGGTAGGCCACGAGGTCTTCGTACACGTCGGAGTAGCGTCCGTAGCTGCCAACGCCGAACTCCTTGGCGATATAACGTATCAGCTTCAGCTTCGTCTTCACCTGAGAGCAGTCCACGTACACGGCGTTCCTGTGCTGCTTCACGTAGGCCTTTGCCGTGAAGGTCTTGCCAATGTTCGGCATGTCGCACAGAATGGCACTCAGACCGCTGTCCTGGCACGCCTCCAGCTGCTTGCTGATGAACACGTAGGTCGGGGTCTTGGCCGCCGTCCACGGCATTTCCGTGCGCAACTGCACGCCAAGCCTCCGGGCTATGCCCACCCAGTTGGCGTCGCTCACCTGTTTTTCGTAGTTCCCTTTCTTGATAGCGTTGTACACACTTGCCGCTATGCCCAGCGCCGTCGCGTGGCGGTTGTCGCTGGGATAGTTCTCGCGGTCGGAGGCTATCGCCCCCGCAATCCGCTGTTTAACTTCGTTCGTTATTTCCATGATTATGCTGTTTTTATGTCGTTTTAATGCCATTAGATTTTCGCCACGGCCTCGGCCTCATAATGTGCCACGTCCAGGTATGCAGAATAGTCTTCATCGTCCGTGCGTGGGCTTGTTTCCACCGCCTCTGCCTTGATGTCCGCTATCTCCTTTGCCTCCGCTTTCTTCATTATGCCGACCTTCCTTATCTTGCCGTCCTTCATCATCTTGTCGAACTTGGCCACATATTTCGCCTGTTCGGTATAAGCGGTCCTGTCGGCTTCGGTCTGCTCGGCCGTGGCCTCGTTGTAGCGCGTCACGGGCTTGCAGGTGGCGATATAACGTCCGTGCTGGTAGATGTACACCTCGTCGATGTTGCCGTCCGTGTCGGGCAAATAATAGGCTTTCACTTTGTAGTTCCTCGGCTCCAGTTTGGCGATGATTTCAGGGTCGGGCAGCCCGAAGTTCTTGTACTGCACCGTCAGGTAGCTGTTGTTGCGTATGGTCGTTTCCGTGCGGTAGCCGATGTACCTGTAAAGCATAGCCTTGTCCCAAGGTGCGAGGTTCGGGTTCTGGCGTGCGCAGAGCACGTCCCATCTCGTCATGCCGGGGTATTTCTTCTGGTTCGGGTGCAGTTGGCTGTTATACTCGCCGATGGCGCGTATGTCGTCGGCCACAAGCTCGTCGTAGGTGTAGCTCTTCACCTTGTAGGTATTGTTCTTTTCGTCGTACACTTTCTCCTCCTTCGGACGGTTGGCCTCCAGCCGGGCGTACCATCGTCCGATTCCAACCTGCGTGCGTTTCTCCACGCCATACTTTTTCGCCCGGTTAAAATGCTCGGCGCGTTTCTCGCGCGAGTTGCCGGGGTTGCACCAGCGTATCAGGGGGAACACCGTACCGGCCTGCATCAGGCCGTCCGCGAAGTCGCTGACTAAGTGGTGCTCCACCTCCAGCTCCGCAGGGATGTACATCCCGTTCCTGTCGAGCGTCCTGAACATGTTTCTCATACAGTCAAGGAACAGCTCGGCGGTCTTCAGCCGGTTGTAGGCGTAACCCACCACGGCGCCGCTCACAACGTCGTAGGCGTAATAGGCTTTCACCCTGTTGCCGTCCTTCATAGGGCGCGGCAAGTCGCGGTCGTCGAGCGAAATCTTGCTCAGCGAATATTCTCCCACATGGCGCAGGTGGTACGGGCGGTAGGCGTTGTTGAAGTCCCACTGGCTCATGTGCAGCTTCGCTCGGAAAGCCTTGTTCTGCGGATTGTTCAGGTAAGCCGCCACCGTGGCCGGACTCAGCACTATCGGGTTGCCGTCCTTGTCGGTGAAGTCCGCAGGGTCGAGCACCTCGCCGGTCTCCGGGTCGTACAGCTCAAGGTCGCCTTGCACGAACATGTTGTACTGCTCCCACACAGTGGTGTTGAACGGCTGTTCCGGCTGGCCGTCTATCGCCAGCAGCAGCCTCTCGATGCCGTATGTCACCTTCCGCCTGTTCTGGTTCATGAACTTTCCGCTTATCAGGCTTTCGTAGCCTTTCGTCCTGAAGTCGCTCACTTTGCGCTTGAAGCGGTTGGCGCTCATCGGCAGCGTGTGCCCGAACTCCGTCTGGTAATAACTGATGGCCCCGGCCATCTCGCCCCAGTTCACCGGGCCGCCCTTCATCGCCTTGCGCATCAGCACCGTGTCCTCCATCACCGCCAACACGGCCTCTATCACCGACGCGTTCACCGTGTACTCCTGTATGTGTTCCGGCGGCAGCGCGTCGCCGTTCTCGAAGCGGAACTTCGTGTAGAACTCCCTCGCCTTCGCGTCGACGCGGTAGTGGCTGCCGAACCAGTTTTTCAGTATGTCCTCTTTCATGTCTCCGTATTTTAACTTTATCTTCTCTTGAAAACGCAGGGGGATTGTCGCTATCTCCACGAGTGCGTAATTGCCTTTACCCTTGCCTTGACGTACTATGTTTATTTGGCCTCTTGCCGATAATTGTTTATAGTTTGGCTCCGACATTATTGGAGCAAGCTCTTCTTCGGAAAGCATCGACGGGTGCAAGCCCTTCAGCGCCCTGCTCCTGCTGTAGTCCGCCTTGCCGTCCACTACCGTGGGGCGGTCGTCATACGTCAGGTCATGGTGGGATATGCACAGTATCTTTCCATAATACTCCATCGCCCATTGCCTTACAACGCCGCCGCCATCAGCTGCACCTCGCCCTGGAGCTGCATGAACTCCGGCACGTCCAGCCCGGCGTAGCTTTCCCTGCATTCGCCGTCAACATACACCCTGGTCTCGCCCGTCTTGCGGTCGTACACCATCTTCACCCTCGGTCCGAACGTCTGCTCCATCGTCCTGTCAACCTCATTATGTACGGTCTCGCACTCCGGCACGTAGCCGTCCACCAGCTTGCCGCCGCGCTTCAGCGCCAGCGTCCTTATCTTCCGCGCCTGGTCGCTGTCACGCTTGAAAGTCAGCGCACGCCACACGGCCTGCTGTGTGCATCCAAACGCCTTCATAAGGAAATGCTTTGTCTCCTTGTCTGTCAAAATCTGCTTGCTCATATCCGTATCCATTTATTTGGTTTCACCATTGCCGAGCCGTGTGCCTTTCGCCAGCTCAGCGCATATCACCTGCAACGCCTCCTCGCACATGCACGAAAGGTTCTCCACCGTGCGCACGGCGTCGCTGTCGTCCATCTCGTCGTATTTCATAAACCTGTTGGCCAGCCCTATCGCCTGGTCGGCAACCACTTGCGTGTGCGTCACGCAGCCCACGAGCGTCATCAGCTTGTGACGCCACTGTTCCCTCAACTTCTCGTTGTCCTGTCTCTTTGCCATAACTCTTAATTTTTTAATTCTTAACTCTCAATTGCTTCGTGGGGCGCGGGGAGTCGAACCCCGGCGGCTGTCCTACGCTTTCGATTTTCCAACTTTCCGGCCGCGCCTGCCGCCCCTTGCCCGTCTTTCCGGGCCGCCATCCGAGGCCTCGTCAGTCTGCGGTCTTTGCCTCCTGTTTCGCAATGTACCCAAGCAGGCTCTTGTATTCACGCACGATGTCCTGCTTTACCTCCTTCTCCAGCAGGTGGGCTGTGTTGAACGAGGTGTCAGTGCTGTGGTTCTGCACCGAACCGTATATCAGGTCGTCGCTGTAATGCTCCGCCGTGTGTCTCAGGTACTCCTTCACGTCGTCCAGACTTCCGCGGCTTGCCGCCTTCTCCAACTCGAGGTACTCCTTCAGCTTCAACTGCACCTTGTACATGTCCTCCGAATGCCAGCAGAAAAAGTGCACGTAGTCCTCGTCCATGTCCTTCTGGTATTTGTCCGCTTTCCTGGTGCAGCTTCTCGTCCATGTCTCTATTTCCATGACTACCATTTCCAATATGTCCTTCTCGTTTTCCATTGTCTCGCTTGTTTTATTCGTTAATACTCTGTTATCACCGGCCACTTCTTGCAACCGAAAGATGTCACAAGGCTGCGCTTCATCTTCTCTACGTAAAACTCCGGGGCGGTAAACACAATCCCGTCTTCCTCGTTGAAAGAGAAACTTACGTTGTCAAGTATGAGGTATGCGGCAACTCGCGTCCTGTAGCTCTGCGTCTTCCACTCCTTAATCTCGTCGTTCATATTCTTTAATCTTGAAAATTCGTTAATCTCGGTCTTTTTCATTATCTTTGGCCGCTGGTTATTTATTAACCACGCTGCAAAGATAGTATAATCCTGCGAAACTCGCAAGAAATTGCGCAACAAAATGCGTCTAAATTAGCAAAATATTGCGAATATGAATACAAATACCTCTATATCAGAACGCATACAGGCATTAATCAACGCATTCTGCAATGGGAAAAACTCTCAGTTTGCAAAGATTATAGGCGTAGCTGAGTCAAACATTAGAAGCTACTTGGCTGGCACACAACCTAAATTTGATATTTTGTCCACAATAGCCAAGACATTCGCAATAAATTGCGAGTGGCTTCTCACTGGGGAAGGTGATATGCTCAAATCTCCCAGCACTCCCAGTACTCCCATTGATGAACGACCAACAGAACCGGCTCATCATGTTCCTGAGAACAGCAAAGAAGGCATACCGCTCATTCCCCTCAGCGCAATGGCCGGGGCATTCACGGGCGACGACAACGGAGTTATGGAATATGAATGCGAACGTTACGTCATACCTGCATTCAAGGGGGCTGACTTCCTCATGCCTGTCAAGGGCGACTCGATGCAGCCGACTTATTATTCCGGCGACCTCGTCGCTTGCCAGCGCGTTCCACTCAACGACCTGTTCTTTCAGTGGAATAAGACTTATGTCCTCGACACAGCACAAGGACCGCTAATCAAGCGCATACGGCGCGGCTCCGACGAACAGCATGTCCTCATTGTGTCCGACAATCCTGAATACGAGCCTTTTGAACTGTCCAAAGACCAGTTCCACGGCGTGGCTCTCGTCCGTGGCCTCGTCCGCCTCGAATAGCACACATCAGGCACACAAAGGCGCACGCACACCCTATTCTAAGCCATTTACACCTGAAAACTCACGGAAAGCACTGACTATCAGGCGTATTAACGCTTATATAATAAGGAGTAAGCACAATAAAAGTGTCGTTTTTCCTCGCCGAAAATGCGGAAAAACGGCACTTGCTTGCATCTTTTGTCGGGTTTCCTATTTCGGGCGTACACTCAAAAAAGCGTTTTTGTAACCCTAAATGTAACCCTAAACTTCATAAAGTTGTAACCCTAAACAGTAACCCTAATTGTAACCCTAAATCAAAAAGGACATGAAAAAGGGGGCATCGCGCCCCCTCGTCAGCATTCCTGGAAATAACGCCCGAAAACCTTTCTAACGGCGTTATTTTATCATACTAACCATCATCCCGTCTGCCGCCGGAAATAAGCTGAGACTGCTTGATAATGGCCTTTTTAGTGCATACAGTGCCGTTTCCGGCCAGTCCGGCGTGCAGCAGGTAGTTCTTTGTCGCCCCGACCTGTTCCGCCGTCAGAACCGTATAAACGGCCGAAATGGAGCTGAAATACCAGTCCTTCCGCCTCAATCCGTCAATATTATGCAGTAAATGCACATGAATAACCTTTGCCATATCGTATGTTTTACGACTGC